GGGAAAAAATAGCTTAAAAACCAAACTTTATTTATAGTGACACACCTTATATATTAAATAGGATTTAGTGACCACTCACAACAGTGAATCTAGGATGGTATCACCTCAGTTACTCCATCCACAATGTACTGAGCGATACGCTCATTATATGAGATGCCAGGCACACAGGTTCTATTATCACACCGAGTAGTAGAATGCATAGGTGGCCAAAGGCGGTAGCAGCGGTGGCAGCGACCGATGTTCGCAGCACGACGCCGACGAGCGTAGGACGACTTGCCACCTCCGACTGGCCGGCCAGAGGCGATGGCAATATTATAAGCAAGTTCAAAGTTATACACACCAGTACTATCATACATTACCTTGGTAAGCAGTAGAGCTACACGTAGAGAGTGATGCATGGTGTTCAGCGTAGCCCAGAGTTGCCGTAGTTGCGCGTGAGCTCGGGGCCGTTCCGCCCACCTGTGACTCCACTAGAGAAGTTCCCAAAGACCTGATTGCGGTTTGCGGCCCGGAGTGCTATGTCCTTGTGGGTATCGTGCGCAATTTTCTCACGAGGCGTAGGCCTCCGAATTAACCCCTCCAACGGCTGCACAGCGGCGGAATTCTCCACATAGTCAAAGCAATCGAATGCAGCGAATCGATCCTCATGCTGAAAGCCCATGGCGGCCCAGTCAGATGGCGGTGCATTATGTGTTAGCATATAGTTCCACGTCACCGGGGCATAAAGACGGCAAACTCGTCTCAGGGTACTCGCATCCTTCTTGAGCACTGCAATTACAGCATCTGCTGAAATAGCTCCGCCAATCCATTCAAAGGAGCCTCGTGGGTCCAGGAACACGGAACTGCTCGCATCCTTACAAAATAGGACGGCCTGAATTACAACAGTCTGCACCTGCTCAGTGGGGACCCCAAGACCCTCCAGATCGGTATAAATTCGCATCATGTCTTCAGTGGTAGCCATGTTATTTGAGACCGCCCGAGGTTTGATAGTTGCGAGAGCTTCAATTGATGGACGATTGTAAGGATTGCTGGGGTCAGGCCTCATGTCGTCAGCCAAGTTCAAGGTTGGGCGGCCAGTCTCAAATCCTATATTAGTCACGCGTATCGCGCCACGCTGCTTACGAAGGAACTCACGCAATTTGTTAAGCCTCTGCTCCAGTGAAGCTTCATCGTCAGACCCGTCACTCTCAGGTTGGGCAAACTTCTTCAGTTTGTCTGCATTCTTTTGGTTAGCCTCCGCACGATCAAGTGCTTTCTGCGCTGCTAGTGATGATTCTGAAACAGTGTCAACCCCAAAAGCTCCACTCATTGTGTATATCAATAATAGCCTATACACCTAAAGGCAGCGAGAAGAAAGCGGCTTAAGTTTTGACAAGCCCTCGAAGAACTCAGGGGTTGTTAAGCAGCCCTGGAATCGCACAGACTCACCAGTCACTACTACAAGACAGCTCGGTTGTGCTGTGGTAAGGATGTATGAAGTAATCACGAACACAACAGCAGTGACCGCTAGAAGCAAAAGCATTAGTGGGTGGTCCCGCAACGGCGGCAGACACGTGAGTCCAAGCGATTAGAAATTATGATCAGGACTGACAGTATAAAGACCAGAGCCCAAGGCTGATTCCAAATGCCTCGCGAATGTCCCTCAATAGAATTGAGTTTGCAGGGACTGTTATACTTGATGGCTTTTGTTCCGTCCCGATACAAACCTCCGTGCGGTAAGTTGTGGTCACGGTCACCAACGGCAGGCAATGTGTTCTTGGTAAGCAACCAAGTGACAAGCGCGAGTGTAGCTCCGACGGATGCAGCGATGTAAACTTTCGTGAAATCACGGGGCGGTGTAAGTGGCATTAGGGCAAAGGATATGCAGCGCCAGACGGTGTCGGGTGAGGCACTGATACGCAGCCTCACGCGAAATCAAAGGGCTATTTTCACTAGTCACAAACGTTACAGTGTCGAAAGTCTTGCCGCGGATCTCCTCGAGTCCCAAAGCTGCAACGCAATGCTCACGAAGTAAGCAACCGATCTCCTCCTCAAAGTATATCACAACACCCGTGGGCTCAAAAGAGTAAATGTGATGGATCTGCACCAGATCGTTGCCGCTTGCTTCCACGGGCCACCCAAGTGCTTTAAGTAGTGTACTGGTTGCACTTCCGAAGCGTCGGCTAGTGTAGCAGATGAAATCAGCCGGTTTCACGCTTGTGGTATTCACTTGAATGGGATCACCAAATAGTGCGAAAGCTCCGGGAACGTCTTCGATTAAGGTGTACTCGTCGAGCACTAGATTTTTGGTGCGATCGTAATCCCCTTGCCAACGTTGGATCCACTTACCAGTGATGTGAGCAGGATCTCCCAATCCACCTGTGTAAGCAACAAATCGGGAGTCACAAGCAAGCAACTCACGGATCAATGTACTCTTACCCGCACCTGGCACACAATGAACTACTATGGGCAAAACTAACTTAGAACTCAGACGCACAAGACCGTATTTATTCAATAGGTTAACTAACACATCCATATAATATATCAATATTAAAGCTAAAACCTAAGCTTACAAACAAGTCCTAGGTGCAATCACTTACCTCAAACACAGTCCGCACATCAAACTTGAGCAGGTGCTTGTTGCGGATGATGAGCCGCACACAGTTATAGAATGCTCCAGCTTCCTCCTCGTCCATACGGTTAAGTGCCCTCTCACCCAACTTATATGCAAAAGTAACTTCGATTGCGTAGTTGTCTATGCAGTTGCTCAAGTTGTTCAGCTCCATGGCGATGCACATGCGCTCAAACACCAGCTGGGGTTTCTTATAGATCCCATCAGGGCTCAAGTGCCAGCCGCAGAACGTGGGCTTGGCCGTAAATTGTACCTTAGCTTTGAGCTTGAATTTATCAAGGAACTTGCTGTACTTCTCCGTTTTCCGTAGATGAGCGGAAGCACACATATCATCCCCGGCAAAGCATATAAACTCGTGGCCTTTAACTTCATACCTCAAAAATGTGAAAAGCATATTTGCCAGAGTGTTAAAGAGAAATGTGCTGGCTTCCCCAGAGAACCTCATTATCGCAAAGTTGCCCAACTTAGAGCCCAAGCTGGTCTTTATATACTTATAATCTTCTATGAGATCATGCGGCAAACCCAGGAAGTTCATAAGCTCTAACTCGAAAGCCATGATGTATTCATCCTGCGAAGCATCGAATGCTTCATAGTCGGATTCTGTGCACACGCCATCAAACTTCCCACGGCGCACCCATGCATTTAGCTCGTCAAGACCTTTGCCGGAATGAATGTAGAAGTTGCGTGGGAGCACCTCTTGCACCTTCATCTCGATATACCGCATGTATGGCGCAAAACGGCAGAGCACTGCATGCTGAAAGCAAACTATACTTTGCGCTGCTTTAGCTACGCGGAATCGGTTATCAAATTTGGTGCACAGCTGGCTCTTCGAGAATATTTGCGCGACCTCGATCGGCCAATCTCTGCAAGATCTACCGCTATGATTTTCAATTGTAGCTGCGCTCTTACTCACCTTCTTTTCCTCGAAATTCCACAGGGCTTCGTCCATAAAGCGCTTATTATGGTTTGGCTTGAGTGGTACACGCTTCAGGAATTCCTTAAGCAGCGCGCGTCCATAGTTCATGGCATTGTGGAGCTTCGCCCTTTCTTTGCCAGGATGTGAAAAGCTCAAGCGCTTCTTCACTGCCATGATGAAGGTCACAGTATCATTAGCGCGATGGCGTGGGTATATAGTTTCAAATCGCTCGGCTGCATTAGTTAACTGCCTAGCCCCCAACTGTTTTGAGTGCTCATCAGTGAATTGATTTGAAACCAAGTCGCCCATGCGCACCTCGCGGAACTCCTTAGCCAGTATCTTATGCACCCACTGTGCACGCACGCTCTCTAGTTCTTCCCGAGGCAGATGGGTCTTGAACCATTGTTCCTGTAGCACCTCTTCCGGCAACTCTGTGGCTAAAGCATCTGGTGCCTGATACAAATTTATCATCGGTTTTAACCACGGGTCACCAAGTAGTTTTTCCTCGCGCAATCCCTCTTCTTTGCCGATTTTGCAGCCGTACACCTCGGTGAATTGTGGTGTTCCTGGTAGCAGGGTCAAGAGGTGCTCCTCTGAAGCTGCCTTACACAGAAATTGCGCAAGTGCACGACCCTTATACCTCACAGCCCGTGCATTGTAGTCGTACCCACAGCAGTTCAGGAAGCACACATTCAATCGAAATCGACTAAGTGCAGTTAACCACCTTTTATCATTGGCACGCTCGGATATACTAGTTATGAGAATTGTGCCGTAAGAGAAGGTCAACCCTGTGCTCTCGCCAAACGTCAGAACGGTAGCATCCGGAAGGTAGCTGTAAACTATTGTTTTTTCGTCAAACGAACTCACAAGGAACACTTCCAAGTACTTGTGTTCAAGCTTCGGCATATTCTCCAAATGCATCCGCAACTCATGCGGCTGATCGAGCGTACAATCCGCTTCAACTATCCTGCACGGCAATCTCCCAATAAAATTTCTATTCAAGAAGCGGTGACTTGTGATCTTGTAGGGGTACTCCCGACCGTCCAATAGCTGGCTCACGTTATTTTCAAGTGCGGACAGCGTCAAGCGATCACGTTCACTATCGTAATCGCTTTGGCATGGGTCTCCAACCAGGAAGCAATGCACATCCACCTTAGCTAAGTGAAAGATCAAATCAAAATACCCTGGGGGGTACAACTGCATCTCATCAAAAATAAGCACCTGGCCCTCATTGAGATATGGTACGCGGTCAATGAACCGCTCAAAAGTATGTACACGCCAGTTCTCCTGCCCCACTTTGATATTCTTCCGGCCCTTGGATAGCCCAACCTGAGCCATAAAGTCATCTGCGAGTGCACGCCGTGGAGACACAAAGTCAAAAATCTTGCCACTGCCATGTTCAAGTAGGCGTTTGAAGAGTGTGCTCTTGCCAGAACCAAATGTGCCAGCTATTACGCAAACTGGTATTGCGTGCACTTGGCGAAATCGGCCTCGCAGATTCTGTTTGTTATTGAACAGGGCCGATTGCAGCACACCAGTGGAGGCTCTAAACAAACTATCAGCCAAAACTTGCGCCCGCTCAATTTGTGGCATGTACTCTATGACTAACCCGCTAGATTTGAGCATCTCCAGTGCTGCTGGTGAGAAACTCTTGTTGTGAGGGGTCTTAGCTAGCAGGGTTGCACCTGGATCTTTCTTCTGCCCACAGTATGTGATGTGCCCTTCGGAGCAACTAAATTGATAGTGAGCGGTGCCATCCGAATTCAAAATGCTCTCAGTTTCACCAAAGTTGACGTGCGCCACAATGGAAAAGCATTTGAATGCCAACTCAACCAAAAGAAGGTCTAAGCCATCGCCAACCCAAAGTTGTTGGCAGAGCTCAGTTGTGCCCTTTGTCTCGATAACTTTTAGTACTTCAGCCTCTCGCCGTCCTAGGGCAGCAGCAATGGCCTGAACCACACATCCGTTGCGCAAAAAAATGGGTTCAAAATGTGCAGCAGAGAGCCTAACGTTCATGATTGCAGTTGATTTGCGGGGGACAAAAAGATGAATCAGACCTGTGCTCATGTTCCACACCCTAATTTCAGTCCTGAGCTTGATTGAAGCAGCACAGATACCTACATCGGTTGTGTATGCATCTAATTTAGCATTCTCGGCGAGTTCAGCGTTGAGCGCAAGGTCCGAGAAGCTATGACTCATGCACAGTTTCTTGATTTGCTGACTTTCCAGCCCAGAGAGCATTGAGAGGCTATGCCAAAAGCAGGAGCCATCTGCGGCCACACTATGCACCCTATAATTAGCCTTAGTTGGCTGCGTGACTGTGGTGAGCTTAACTCCCCCAATGGTAAGTTCCTGTGCTTTAGCACCACCAGACGTGCATTGTGTAGCAGCTTCATGCGTTGGGCTTTGTGGCCCGGACCCAGCCAATTGGGCTGGTGGTGGCATGCTGACACAGCGAAACGTTAAGCTGGCTCGCCCTGGCGAGCAATCAGAAACACTGTACTTGTGAGTGCTTTGCAATCCATGGGGCATTTCAAAGAAGACGGCGCCATCTAGAACTACACTGCGAACTGATCCGCTACACTCAGTTGAGAGCGTAGCAGATCCCCCCAAATTAACTGTCAGAAAACCCTCCTCAGGGATAAACATCCCTAAATCATCTGAGTGTAAGGCCGTAGAGGAACCAGCCTTGTAAACTTGGTATAAGCAGCTATTATACTTTGCAGGAATTTCATTGACCTCACACCAAGTATCTAGAAAAGTGGGCCACCCAAGGCTGGCATGAGACCCACTAGGGCAATTATATTGCACGTCCTCCTTGCAATACCACCCAGCAGTACAGCCTTTCAGGTCGTAAGGCGCTTTGAGAGCATGGTCAGCAAACAACAGCGTTCTTACAGGCAAACTCAGACCACAGGCGCAAGCTAGTTGAAGTGCTGACTGTGCACACTGTTGTTTCTGCTCAGGTGGTGCAGTTATTGATTTCGGTGGTATGGAAGAAGAAGATGCTGGGGTTGAAGCGCCTTGCTTAATATTACTATTCTTGAATCGCGGCATCTCAAGCACATCCCTGATGACGACCTTCCATGGCTTAGTGAGTGCAGGGTGTACCCCAGTTGCATCAGGCACGTTGGAGACGAATTTTTGGTTGCAGCGTCTCAAATCGCTGAACCAATCAAGGCCAGCTTCAGTGAAGGAAGAGCGCATTTTCCTTGCGCAGGAGCTACGCAGGGCTACAAACAAATGCCGCTTGGTTGCAAACCCCAGTAACTCAAAGATGGGTACGTGAGTCTTGCTATTGTGTATACGACGCTCTTTAGCGATAAGGAAGCTAGACCGCAGCTTGGAATGTACAAATTCTTCAACGAAGCTAAGCGATATGTGACGTGTGTGCTCGCAGAAGACCTCGTGATAGTACATGCGCCGGATGCAGGCGAATAAATGGCGTGCTGGGATTTTTAGTAAACTACGCCAAGCGCGTTCGTGTACTGGAGCTAATCCAGTGTAAGGGGCCCCAACCCATCTAGGTACAGCTTCGCGCGCGCCTGAGGTGAAGCTGGAGTCCAGCAATGACACAATGTCGGCATTAGTGCTAGTGTCCATCAACCAGTCGAAGGAATTCTCCCAGTTATCATACCACTTAACTTCACATAACTTTGCCGTAAAGTTGTATGGCCTCAGACTTTTAATGAACTGGTTGACGCAGAACTCGCGCACATTTTGTATCTTAGCCGCTAAAATTGGCGGGAGTTTCGACAACCAGTAACCCAGAAATAGCTTCAAATTATCAGGTAGAATAGTGCTACAGATGCTACTCTGGCGGATTATGAGCCTTGCGAAACCCTCGACAAAGTCGATCTCTGCACCAGTCGGCTCGGCAACTATCTGGCTCAGCTTAGCCATGGCCGACTGCTCGTCAGGTTCTTTCAGTGTCCTTAAGTACCTATAGATTTTATTAACAATATCGTAAGACACTGGAAAGCAAATTGGATATTCAGGGCTGAGGGCAGTTAATTCCTCAGAAGCTGTGGCCTCGAATGGCCCGAAAGATCGATGCGTGCAGTTGATTGCCTCACCACGTGTCAGGGAGACCAAATGGTGTGAAAATTTACTGCACAGCACATCGACCATGTAGCAGTCACCATCTTCCAGTACTATTTTACTTGTCTTCAGTAGGAAACCACCGGCAAGAGGCTGCTGATAACCCTCACTCCTGACTCCATCAGGGTAATAAAAGAATGTGCCACCGATGATCTCAAAGGTGTAACACCACTCATTCAAGCTCCGGGTTTGTTTAAATAGTAACTCGGGGGGGTACACCAGTGTCCCGAGTAAAGTGTCAGGTCGCAAATGGGTTAGGAAGTCGACTAAGTTCTTACTGCTCCAGTGGTGAAGCTCGTCATGTAGGAACAGCTGCTTTGCTTTCCGGCGCTGCAGCGGTTCGACTATGTCTTTGAGCGTTGGTGCAGTGAGCCCCTTGCCATGGCGGCCGAGGGATTCATTGGGGTGCGAATTGAACACCACGAAATCATTTCCATAGCGCATTTTATCTGCGCTAGTTACATACCTATTTATGCACTGCACGCTATCAAGATGGCTATTCCGATTCTTGAGCAGCTGCAGCTTGCGCTCCATTATGCCTACGAAAAAGTACTTATTATTTATGTATGTGGGCAATACGGTATATAATATGTAATTCTCCAAAGTCTTGCAGACGGGATGAGAGTGCGCGACGGCAGAATAAGGGCTCAAGTAGATACCGGCAGTACTTAGTCTACGCTTGGCCATAGCAGGCATGTAGTAGTTGAAGTACTGACAGATCACTTCCTCGAGCTGCTTATATATCGCGGCGGCACTATTAGCAATCACCGCCTGAGTTTGGGGTTCGAAGAAATTTACAATATCCTCAATGGGCGTTCTGTATGTGAGAGCCATTGCAACGTAGTCTGAGTTGTGGTACGGTCGGGTAGTATAACTCAGAATATGTTTGGAAATTGTATGTTTGTTTATCC